GCGATGGCGGCCCCATCACTGTCTGCCTCGCCCTCTCCCATCATCGGGTCTTCCGGAGCGGTCTTGGTGATGAAGCCCGCGAACATCGCCGCGGTCTTCTTCCGGTCGAGCTCGGCGTCGTCGTACTGGTCGAGCAGGAACAGCCGCACCATCGCCGGCGCGATATGCGGCAGCCCCCGGATCTGGCCCGCGTCGATGGGCCGGTAGATGTGCAGCACATCTTCGGCCGGCACGCGCACAGTGTCGGGCACCGCCACCCGCTGGTCGGTACTGTCGCCCGGGTGGCGCCGGCGGAAGTGATAGGCCACACGCCGCCCGATCAGGTCGAACTCGATCCCGCATCGGATGCGGTTCCCGTTCGGGTCCGTCTCGGTTTTCTCAAAGGGCAGCATCTCAGACTGGAGAAGCTGCAACTGTAGCGGCACCAGCAGCCCGTCTTCTGCCCGGCGCGGTCGCAAGCGCACGAAGCACTCGCCCGCGACAAACATCTCGCGCGCGACCATGGCCTGCAGGCCGTAGAAATCCGTCAGCCCATCGGCATCGGCCTCATCTGTCCAGGCGAGCCAGAGCTTCTGGACCTGGTCGCGTAGCGCCGCGTCCCCGATCAGCGAGGACGGCTTGATGCCATCGCCGACAAGATTTGCTGCGAAGGCTTCGCAGGCATTCGCAGCATAGCCGTTCGTCACCACCAACTCGCGGGACCGCGCCAGCAGTCGCGGACCGCCAGAGGCGACCAGCGCGTTGATGTTTTCGAGCGGCGGGTTCCAGCCGCGGAGCCGACGCTTTGCCATGGCGCCTTCGAGACGCGCGCGCATGGCAGTGGGGCCGCCGGTAGCCCGGCGGCGGAAACGGTCGAAGAGGCCCATGGACTCAGAGCCCTTTCGCCGTCGTCACGCGCACATGCCGGACGATCCGTCGCCCCTCTGCCGCCGCAATCTCGCGATCCAGCGCCTCGATCGCCCGGTCGATCTCAGCGACGCTGCGATAGTCCACCGTCTTGCCGTCGTAGCTGACCCGGGCCACGCCAGAGGATCGCTGCGCTGTGAGCGCCCCGCGCCGGGTGCGAAGGTCGGTGATTGTCGGCATCGTGCGCGCTCTTTATCCTCAGTCGATGTCGCAAGCCGGGGCTCGTCATGACGGAAACCATCGCCCGCGTTCGCATTGAACTCGAGGGGACCGCGCCCCTCGTATGGCGTGAACTCGACCTGCCGCTTTCCACCACCCTCGCATCGCTGCACGACATCATTCAGGTCGTGATGCGCTGGCAGGATTATCACCTCCACGAATTCGTGGTGGGCGACAAAATCTACGGGGTCCCTGACCTTGATGACGTTTTCGATGAACGCAAAGTCTACAAGGAGAAGAGTATTCGCCTCGGCACGCTGATGGACCGCGGCGTGCGCGAATTCCTCTACCTCTATGACTTTGGCGACAACTGGCAACACCGCATCATAATGGGTGAGCCGCGACAGGGAGAGCCGGGCGTCGAATACCCACGCTTCGTCGATGGTGCGCGCCGCGCGCCCCCGGAAGACGTCGGCGGGCTTACAGGGTTCGAAGAGTTCCTCGACGCCATGGCAGACCCCGAGCATGATCAATTCCAGCAGATGCTGGACTGGTATGGGGAGGTCTTCGACCCCGAGGACATCGACGCCCGCTGGATCACGATGATCATTCAGGACAATTTTGCCGCCCGCAGACGCGGCCCCCTCAAAAGCCATCGCACCGGCAAACGGCCGTGGCACGGATAGCGCATCACCCCATATAACTTGACCGCATGACCCGACGTCGGGCCGTTGGCTTCATATGCGCATCGCTGTCCGCGGTGGCAGTATTCAGTGCCAGCTGTTGCTCCAACTCCTCCCACCTCGCGTCCGACCAGCGGTCTGCGCCGAGGATCCAAGCGGCCGCACGGGCATAGACCCGGATGTCGAGCGCCTCGTTGCGCTCGCGAAGCTTCTGCCATTCGAGCTTGGTGAAGCCGCGCTTGGTCTTGACCGTGACCAGCTGCTCTGCCGTCAACTGTTTCAGCCATTCGCTGTCCGTCCAGCCCGGCAGATGCACCGTTCCCGGCGGGAACGAGGCACCTGAGGTGATCTCTTCCGGCGTCGGGCGGTCCTGACGCAGGAAGCGATAAGTCTCGGCCTTGAAGGTCGATGTCGCCACCGTCCAAAGCCTTGCGCCCCGCCGCAGGCGCTTGCCGCCGATGGTCGCATCGACATAGGTCGGCCCCGTCACAGGGCTCGCGCGATTGAAGCCCTCAAGCCCCTTGACCGGGGCCACCTGTGCAAACCCGACCTGCCGTGCCCAAGCGTAGACGGCCGCCGTTTCGTAGCCCGTGTCGATGGCGAGCCGCGCGATGCTGATCGGTGTGCCGCTGGCATGCTGCCAGGTTCGACCCAGAAGGTCCGTCAGCTTCCGCCAGCACGCCGGATCGCCCGGGCCGCCCTCGATCACGATGTGATCGATGAGCCAGCTTTGCAGCCCCCTGCCCCAGGCCCAGACATCGACCTCGATGCGGTCCTTCTGGACATCGACCCCCGCCGTCAGGAAGAGACCACCAGCAGGCACCGAGCCCGCGGGCCAGTCCTCCTTCAGCCCCTGCAACCGCTGCCAGTCCGGCGCCTCACCGCTTTCCATCCAGGTCTCGCCCAGCGAGGTGTTGACGAAAGTCTTCATCGTCTCGTCCCCGCCCGCGCGCGCCGACAGAAACGCCTTGGCCATGGCCTCGAGCCGCACCCAGGGCGAATAGATCTCGTTCAGATGGAACCCGGCCGTTCCGTTGAACGGCGCCTCCGCGATCCAGCGTCCTTTGGATATCGCGGCCCAGCGGGTCTCATCTTTCCAGGCAGCGTCACAATCCGCGCAGTGGTAGCGGGCGGTTTCCGGGCGGTGGCCGCCGGCCTCATCCTTCGCCCATTTGACCTGTTCCCAGATCAGGATCTGCTCAAGGCCGCAGTTGGGGCACGGCACCCAGAACCGGCGCTGGTCGCTTTCCTCGAAGGCCGCCTCGATCCGGCTCGACCCCTTGTTCGTCGGCGTCGAGACCAGCACGATCTTCCGGTTCCAGAAGGTCACCGTCCTCTTTTTCGCGAGATTGACCGGGTCGCCCTCGGCCCCCGCGCTGAATGGATAACGGTCAACCTCATCGCAGAGCAGCAGCCGGATCGGGCGGCTCGCCAGCCCTGAGGGAGCGTTGGCCCCCACAATGGTCAGATGCCCGCCCGGGAACCGCTTGTGCAGGATCTTGTTATTGCCGTCCCGCGATCGGGGGTCGGCGATCTTGCCCTGAAGGCACGGCGTGTCCCGCGCCATCGGCGAGAAGCGGTCTTTCGACCAGGTTTCCGCATCGCGCTCGGTCGGCATCACCACCATGATTGGCGCCGGGTCCTGGTCGATATGGTAGCCGACGCAGTTGTTGACCACTTCCGTCTTGCCCACCTGTGAACTGGACATGATGACGACGGTTTCTGTGGCCGCATCCGAGACCGCCTCCATGATCCCGCGCTGGTATTCGGCGCGGCTCGTGCGCCACTGGCCCGGCTCGGCGCTGGCCTCAGAACTCAGCCGCCGGTTCTGGTCAGCCCAATCACTGATCGTCAGGTCCGGCGGTGGCTTCAGAACCGACAGTGCCTTCGCCACCGTCCGCTTCAGGATCGGTGATCCCCTCAATCTCAGGGTCGGCCTCAAGTTCAATGTCTGGCTGCGCGAGATCATCGAGCACCTCGCGGATGGCGGCACGGATCAGGGTCCGGGTGTCTCCGACGGTTGATTGTTCAAAGGCCCGAGGTGCCAGCCGGTCAGGCAGGGCCAGAAGGCGAGTTCTGAGCAGGGCCAGAACAGCAATCCAGGCGCCCTCGATCTGCTCGGCCGCGATCAGCGCGCGCCGCTTCTCCTCAGCCTCCATCTCGGCCAGGTCCGCCCGCGCCCGGATGAAGCGCGCCCGCTCCGCTGCGTAGTCCGGCGCACCGGCCTGCGCCTTCAGAGCCTGATCGCGAAGGTAGCGCACATAGCCACGCACCGAACCGACCAGGTCGTACTGCCCGCGCTCGGCCTTCGGGATCACCCCCTCCCGGCTCAGCTGCTGGACGCGGCGTTCCGAGAGGTCAAGAAGCCGCGCGATCACGCCGATGGGTTGGGTGGCCGCTGACATGAAGTGATCCCGAGCACCCAATCAAAGCCATGGAATTGCTGCGATTATACTGGATGTACACGCTCGACAGAGCGAATCTGAAGTCATCAAGCGACGCACCCATGGAGCAGACCATGACACTCGCCGAACGCTACAACAGCACAGCCTCCCGCCTCCTCCCCCACATGGCGGCCGACCTGAGGGTCGACCCCGCGATCACCACCGCGAACGAGATCGACGAGATCGTCTTCCGCCGCAGCGAGTATCTGGGCGGCATGGCCGTCGCCCTCCTCGCCATGATCGACCAGCAGGACTGAGGCCGCCCCATGAGCACCCGAGCACAGATCGCCATCCAGATCGGGCCCGAGGAATGGGCCCATATCTACTGCCATTACGACGGCTACTCCGCGCATATGCTGCCCGCGCTGGCGCCTTGGACGCCCGAGGACATCCTCGCTGCGAAGGAAATGCGGCAGGTTCGCGCCGACGAACTCGACAGCTTCGACCCGCCGCGAACGCCCCGGGTCCTGCCCCGCCCAACTTGCGAGCTGTGCCACCTCTACCTATGGCAGGATGGGGCGTGGGTGGATGCGTCCGACCGCTCCGAATGATCCAATAGCAAAATCACGGCTCTGATTTTGCGAGGACAATCAGAACGGCAGGGCTAACGCGCCGACGGAACGGGTCCAACAGCCCCCCTGTCCGCCTTCATGGCGGGCTTGCCCTCGTAGAAGGGCGCGCATCCCGCACGCCCCAATGACAGAAGCAGTACCGATGTTCCTGATCCATGATGCCGACCAGTCTCGCGTCCAGATCTGGGCGGTCCGTGAGACCTACGGTCATGGCCCGGTTTGGGAGTTCCTTGTCTACGGCCTGACCCAATCCGGCGCCCCCAAGGTCTATCCGTCGCTGGCGATGGCCTGCGAAATCGTCGGAGCGCACCCGCAGCCGATCCTGGAAGCGGCACCGTTCCTGTCATCTTCGAAAGGACCCGATCCGATGCCCAAACTGACTGACACCCAAGCCATCATCCTCAGCGCCGCGGCACAGCGCGACAAAGGCATCGCGCTTCCCCTGCCCCAAAGCCTCCGGGGCGGCGCCGCCGCAAAGGTGGTCGGCGCGATGCTGGCCAAGGGCCTGCTCGAAGAGATCGATGCCGACCTCCGGAAGGGCGAGCCCGTCTGGCGCGAGACCGGCGACGGCCACGGCGTCACGCTGATCGCCACCAATGCAGGTCTTGCCGCCATCGGGATCGAGCCCGAGGACGCGAACACCGCGCCTGCAGGCGCGTCGGCCGCGCCAGACATCGCCGCCGAACCCAAGGCTGCGCCCAAGACACGCGCCCCGCGCACCGGCACCAAGCAGGCGAAGCTGATCGAAATGCTGCGCGCCGAGGGCGGCGCGACCATCGAGGAAATCGCCACCGCCCTGGCGTGGCGGTCACACACGGTGAGGGGCAGTATCGCAGGGGCGCTGAAGAAGAAACTCGGGCTCGAGGTGACCTCCGAGAAGGTTCCTGAGCGGGGGCGGGTGTATCGGTTGGAAACCAGCTGATCGTTACGGCCAAGTCACTAAACCCAAAGGGTATTTCAGAAACCCATGGTGTCATGATGCTGGTGGCTGAGGTGTCGCCTGTTCGGCAGCTCAGCTCATCGAAGTGACGCGGACCGCGTCACTTCATCCACCGAGACTGGGCAAGCCTCGCGCTGGCCCTTTTTTATCGACCGATCTGTGGCCGTTCGAGATTGTCGTCATCGCCATCGGATTTCATGGCGTCAGCGATGAGGTGGTCCACCGTGTCTTTGAAGTAGGCCACAAGCTCAGCATGAAGCGTATTGAACTCAGCCATCACAGTCTGCTCAAACTCGGACTGTCGAACCTTCACCATGACCGTCGTCCTCCGCTGACGCGGGTATCGATAGGGGTGAACCCCATGTTTACGGCATAACGCGATGAAGATTTTCACCGCCCACGCATCCGGAAGCGAATACTGAAACTCAACGTCCGGCTCCGCGCCTGCGTCAAGGCGGCTATTCAGGCGTTCAAGCGCAGCACCCGCGGCCGCCCGCTCGCCAGCGGTTGCACCTCGAGCGAAAAGCGCTTCCAGCTTTTCGAGCTTCTTCCGAATGTCGTCCCGCTCACCCATGCCACCCACCTCTCCTGTCGGTGAGGTGACTGAACCAGCCAGGGGAGCAGGTCAACGGATGAACGAAGCAAATCGCAGCCGCTCGAACAATCGCCGCAACAGATACCCACGCGCCAGCGAGACGCCGACGAAGGCTGTGCCAATGGCCAGATGCTCGCCGAGCGCGGCCTCGAGACCGAACCAAGGAAACACCACGATCTGCGTGGCGATGGCCAGAATGTAGCCGACGATCACGTTGGCTACGGATTCGACGAGCGACATGAGGCGGGACTGCTTCATGTCGCGGCCTCATCCATCGGCCAGCAGTGCAGCTGCCAGAGTTCGAAGCGCATGCGCTGCAACCAACGGGACCACACCGTTGCCACAGAGGCGAAGCCGGTCCACCCGGTGGGCCAGCCCATCAGCGCCTCGACGAACAGCGGGTTCAAGCTTTGGCGCGGCTCGGAGGTATCGCGCCCAGCCATCGGCATCACCAGGACCTGGCGGCCAAGCAGGCCATTGACCGGCGTGTTCGCCAATGTCGTCGCCCCGTCCTTGTGATCGCGCGCCGTCGGCGTCATCCACATCCCGGCCGCGTGGGTCAGGTCGGCCGTCCGGCGATTGCCGGCGCTCGGCTTGTTGCCGTCGGTTGCCATCGGCGTCGGCCAATCCCGCGCCATCCGATCCAAGCCTTTTTCGTCGCGCCGGTCGCCGCCCCGGCTCCGAAAGCTGTCGGTCTGCGGCGTCGGCCACATTGCAGCCGTCGTCGCGAGATTCATCCCGTGCTGACCCGCCACCTGTGACGGCGAGGGCTTCGTCTGCCTGTTCTCGTTCGCGCTGGCCCGGGGCGTCGGCCAGAGCCGCAGCAGTTCCGTCCGGTTGCCGCCACTCGACCGGGTTCCAGAGCAGGCGCGCGGGGTCGGCCAGTTCGTCGCCCTCGCGGATGGCGAGGATGAACAGCCGTTCGCGCTTGTGAGGCGCACCGACTTCCGCCGCCGTGAAGAGGCCTGCCGCAAGCTTGTAGCCCATGCCGACCAGTCCGCCGGCGACTTCGGGGAAGCCGAGGCGGAGATGATGGGCGACATTCTCGAGGAAGACGAAGGGCGGCTCGACCTCGCCGATGATGCGGGCGACATGCGGCCAGAGGTGGCGCGGGTCGTCGGCACCCCGGCGCTTGCCCGCCACGGAAAACGGCTGGCACGGATAGCCCGCAGTGACGATGTCCACCGCGCCGCGCCATGGGCGGCCGTCGAAGGTTCCAACATCGTCCCAGACAACAGCCTGATCCAGGGACGCATCTTCCATCCGCGCCACGAGAGTGGCTGCGGCGAAGTATCCGTATTGATCAAGCGGCTTTTTCGTTCCATTTCCTGTCGTCGCGCAGCAGGGCGTTGGCGAGGACGAGCAGCTTTCGCATGATAGCGGTGATGGCGACTTTCGAGGGTTTTCCGGCGTCCT